GTTGCTAATGTTCCATCTGAAGTATTTGTAGTATCAAATGCAGGACCTATACCAAGATTGGCATTGCCGTTGCTATTGTAGTAAACTACCTCACCATTTGCCAAATTATGCTCTGTAGTGAATGTAATTGTTTCTTTTTCAATTGATAAACCACCAGAAAAGAATATATCTCTACTATCAAAAGATAATTCACGAACTCTTTTACTTACAACAGGTTCTAATTGACATCCAATACCATTACCACCAGTAATAGAAACTGAAATTACATCATTTATATCAAATTCATGTGGATCTACATAAATCTTTTTAACCGAACCAGTAATAACTGGTTCTAATAAAGCAGTCGTACCTGTACTATCATCTATGATAAGTTTAGGTGGATTAATAACATCATAACCAGATCCACCATTATAAACTTCAACAGAAGTTAATGGACCATAATAAATGTAATCTTCAGATATTGGTGTTTTTATTTGAACACCATCAATCATCATACCAATATCATTAAGTGGTGTCTCACCTTTTCCTGAAACAAATAGGTTTTGATATAATGGGAATTTTCTTAAAACTTTATTTGTTGCTAGTTTTTTATTATTATGAGATAATTTTGTGAAATTATGATTACCTACTAATGGTTGTAGATTTAATTTAACATTAGTTTCAGTACCAATTAAACCTCTTGAAAGATATAATTTAATTTTTCCTGGATCTCTAACTAAAACTTCAACATAATAAGTTTGACCTGATACTAATCCTGGAATTGCTGTTCCATCTGTAGTGTATACAATAGAATCTCCTGTAATAAATTCAATAGGATTGTCAAAAACTACATTATTGTATTCTTCAGTGTTTACATTATAACCTGTAATATGAATAGAATCTGCTGTCGAAATACCAGATTTTATAATATTGGTAGTAATTTCATAACTTGGTAATGAGTTTGAAGCAACATAACCATCAATATCACCATCAACATAAACATTCAATACATCAGAAAGAATCTGATTATTACCATCTTGCAGTTCAGCACCAGAACTAGTAGATTTTTTTAACTTTCTTACTAAATCATATTCCTTTAAAGGATCTTCATTAAATGCATTAACACCAGATAATACTACATTTTTTGTAAAAGGATCTATTGAATTTACAACAGCATTAGAAAATACAGCAACAGATTGGTTTCTTTCTAAAATATCAACAACATCACCCTTTTTTAAACTTGATTTATCAATTTCTGTAGATAATACAAAGTTTGGTTTGTTGACATCTTTTACTGGGAACCTACAAGATGTGTTGTATATCCAAGAATTGGCAAATATCTGCTTATATGTGTAATCAGATTGTGGGTTTAATATTGACTCACCAACATTCTTAACATATACATTCTCACCTTCATGAACTAATGAGATATCTGAAACTGGTACAAAATTAGATAGAACCCCAGTTATTCTTAATTCTACTTTTTTCTCTAAATCCCCATCTTCATAACCAAATATAACCTCATCTGATCTTAAATCAGCACCCATAGGTATATCACTAGTATTACCAGTACATCCAAGGAATTGATTAATAGTCTTTGAAGTATAGGAAATAATATTATCACCACATAAAACTGTTCCAGTTTCATGAAAACCTACTGTTGAATCAACAGAAATAATAGTTGAATTTGCTCCTATTGCTTCTAAAACTCTAGTTTTGCCAGGAATTGTAAATGTTCCTTCAATTAGATCCCTATCATTAAATCCAATAAACAAAGAAAGTTTGTAATATACCTTATTTTCTCTTGTTAATATCTCAACTTCTGAGACAGAAGCATTTGTTCTCAAATCCGTAGATTTATAGATGGTTTGACCTACTAACTTTGCTGGATCACCACTAATCGGATCTGCAATAACAACTTCTCTACGAATGAATTCCGCATCAGAAGGTTTGATTAAACGCTCTTCTAAATCTAATACCTGAGATTCTACACCATAAAGAACTTTAAATAATATCTTTATAGATTCTTCAATACCCTTTGATTGGTAAAAGGATCTTGCATGTTTAATGAAGTTACCAATATCAAGATCTGGAGTAAAGTCATTATCCTCTAAACCAGGTAAAAATGTTCTTTTTAACTTTTTATAGAACTCTTGAATGAAAAGTACACTTAAATTAGTAACTGATTGTGTACCAGTAACATCTGCAGTATGATTTGCAGCAGTTGTATTCTCAAAAACTAGACTCTCTTTATTAACATCATCAATAAAAGAAGAAATACCTACATTATAACCAGTAATACCACTAAATCCACGAATACATCCCGTAAATGAGGTATCAGTCTTACCAGTATATGTGATAATTTCATCGTCAATCTTTAAAAGACCATATTCAGCAGGATATCCCTTTGTTGAAGAAACTTCAATAGTGGTATCTGTAGTACTAACATCTACTAAAAGGGTAGTTACACCAACTACAACCTCTGGAACTAGGTTATCAACCTTGATATACTGATCAAAGTTACTAATTATGTCAGATGGAGCACCTTGTGCCTCTTGTGAAATATAATATTGCTTAAAAAATTCAGTTGCCTTGGGAAAGTCGCTAATTAAAAACTCAGGTAACTGACTTTCAATTATTTTATTGACTTTTATTCTATTATCTACATTTAACATACTTTATTCCCTTTCCAATTTCCCATTTGAGTAACTTGAAGTGTAATAATCTCTAGAGAACACAACGCCCGATACATCTTCGCCCGAAGCAATTACATCCTTAACCATATTTATCGTAGTATTTGAAACATCAAAACTTAGGTATAAATCCTTTAATCCAATAACATCATTGGAGTCTGGGAATGCTTGTATCTCAATTATATCGTTAGGGGCGTTTGTTTCTGTTATGTTAATAGTATTTAATAATATTTCACCTTTCTTATAATCAACTGTTCCAATTGATTTAACTATAACCCGTAATTCATTCTTTGTATCTCTTGAAATCGCACTCAATACTCCTTTATGACTTCCATCAAGATCACCCTTATTGTCCTTATTTGGAACATCAGTTAAGAAAACAACATTATCTGAACCAGAAACCTTAAATCCAGTACTCTTAATATTAAATCCTTCAGGATTAATATGGAATCTATTACCAAAGCACAATTCATACTGTGCAAATTGATTAAGCAACACCTTCATATCCCTTCTAATCTTAACCTTAGTAATATTAGAAGTAATTGCAGAATCAACTCTATCAATCAATTGGAGTGCCTTACTATATTTAAATCTACCACCAAACTTATTAATATCAATATTTTTAGAATAATCAGATAAAGTATTAGTAATATTTGATTTTAACTGATTTGAATTAGATACTTGAGCAGAGTTATAATAGATTGTACTATCTAACTCAACATAAAGAACTTTAAGGTCAATAATGTCTGCATTAATACCAGCAATTGAATAACTCTTAAGTTTGTTTTTTATCTGTTGTTTGTCAAAATCTGATACATAAGTACCATTTTTAGGTTTGATACTGATCTGAACCTTGCCAAATTGTGGGGGATCTAATTCTTCACCACCAACAACTGCAACTGACTCTGTTCTACTGTAAATGGAAGCAATAATTGCCTCATAATCCCTTCCTGTAACTGCTCTATATTGTGCTGAGTACAGTCTAGGTGCGAAATACTTAATAGAGGAAAGGTCTTCTTGTTCAGCACCGTTAGAGGCATTCTGAACGGTAGTTACTAAGATGCCACCATCAGGAATTACTGTTAATGCACCTATATCATCAGGGGTTTTATCTGTAAAAACACCTGCAAAATCAAATTCTCCTGTAGAACCTGCTCTACCACCTGGACCATTACCTTCTTCACCATCAGTAATGAGGAATCTAACAGTAACTCTTGACCCATTTTCTACCTTTTTACCAAAATAACCGTCACCAAAGAGGATTTCATACTTTTCATCCTGTACTTCTTGTATAAAGAAGATCTCAGAGTTCTTATTAATGTTTAAAATGTTGTCTATTTTAGAAAATTCCCTTCCCATACCAGTATCAGAAGGTCCAGCAACATAAACTTTGATGGTATTAGCATCAATGTCTGCATTTGATAGAATAAATCTCTGATCTTTTGATTGATTGATTATAAATTGCTTCTCTAATAGTGTTCCTTGTAGAACTTCAATGTCATTAAAGGTTGCTGTACCATTAATTAAGGATGCAGTATGAGTTTCAAGTGTTGAGAATCTATATGTTGTATCATTTGCCTCTCCAATACACGCTAAACCAGGTTTTAAGTACAGTGTTTGTGTAGAATTGGAACTTGTAACAGGAAATGAGACTGTTGCCTTTGCAGCAGTTTTTGAACGGGGTACATAACCTATGTTACGAGCAAGAGAAACTACATTTTCTCTGATAACTGCAGAGTCTAAGAAGGTTTCATTCGCAACTAGGTTGGCATTGAAGGCATTAATGTAAGTATTATAGGCAAGTGTATCAATTAAGACACTAAAGTTAGATCCTTCAAAGTCAAAATCAGAAAAATTACTATTTGAACGAAGATAATCTCTTATTTGAGCCTTAATTTCGGTAAAATCTAAATTGGCAAACTGAGTAAATGGCATATTATTATCTGGTTGGTTCTAATAGGAATGAAAATGACTGAGTTGGAATCTGTAATCCAATAATATCGAATAAAACAACTACATTAAAGGCATTCATGTCTGGATAAGGGTCTATTTCACATCTTAAGTTAGTTACCCTTGGTTCATAACGCATTACTGTCTCATTTATCTGATCTTCAATCACCATTGTGAGTGTAGGTGTAAAGTTTTCAAATAAACTTGCACGAATATCAGTTCCTATATTTGGATTAAAAAATCTTTCGTTAGGAATAGTCTCTACTAAATTTCTTACCGATCTTACAATCGCACGTTCGTTCTTTAATATCGGTAGATCTTTTGTCACTGGATGTGGTTCAAAAGAGAAACTAATATCTTTAAATGACCTAGATTTTCGTGTTACTGACATCGAAAAGGCAATATTTAGTACTATTTACATATTTTATTTATGAAAGCAACCAGACATTAAAAAACCCCCTTTCGGGGGTGAGGGTTATTTGCCTTGTCCTCGGTATCTTTTCTTTGCTTTGTTTCGAGACGAAGCGGAGTACTTAGTATGTTTTCCGTTTCCTTGTCGAGACTTCTTCGGGATTGATTCTAACTCAACATTTCCCCATGCACCTGTTTTAGTTCTTACTGCCATGATTAGTCCTCTTTAATAATAATTTCAGTTCTTAGACCTTGTGGGTTATGAGATCCATTATCATAGTGCTCATAGGCAAGGTCTTCCATTGCGTCAAAGTATTCATCTTGGGTGAGGTTCTCAAAGAGAATCTTCTCACCCTCATAGATGTTATATAACTCTTGTTTT